TTAACGTCCACCCGGAGCGCGACCTGAATGCGTTGGTGGCATTGTTCCCGCAGCTGACGACAGACGAGCGCAGCGCGATGACTTACTACATAGCCACCAGCGACGTTGTACTGTTCCAGTACCTAATGCCGACAGACTCCGAAGTCTTGACGCAAGAACAAGCACAAGAGGCCGGATGGTTCGGTTCGGAATTGTAACTTGAGGTCATGGACTTTATCCTAAATAACTGGACAGAGCTATTGCTGTCCGCATTGGTTTTCGCCAAGGTCGTGGTCAACCTGACACCATCGGTGAAGGATGACCGCGTATTCGCGTACGTTGATCTCCTGATTAACGCCATCATCGCAAACAACATTAAAGAAGAGAAGTAATGGCCATTTTAAACGGCACCGTTTTCTTGCTATCGGTAGGCGGCACAGCGTTGGCTGACCAGACCGAAGGCAGCATCTCCATCAACATGGAGACTCGTGACATCACAACAAAAGACAGCAGCGGATACCGCGAACTGTTGGAAGGTCTCCGGTCGGGGTCTATCAGCGTTTCGGGATTGGTTGACGACGACGCAAGCGGAGGCGCTGGCGGCTCGTTGTTCACTCAGCTGAACTCACGCTCGTCTGTGGCTTTAATCTTTGGATTTGATGACGCATCAGACGACTACAACTACACATGCAACGGCTTCTGCACTTCGCTTGAGGTAAGCGCAGGAACTGAGGACAACGTAACCTATAGCGCTACGTTTGAAATCACCGGAGCTATTACCCAGGTCGTCGCCTAATGAAGCTGACACTTTCGGGTAAAGAGTTTACGCTGCGGTGTGATATGCGCGCACTGGCTAACGCCAAACGTGAGAGCGGTATCGACATTGGGAACTTAGAGGAGGACGCAGTACAGATCGGCACGCTGGTTTACTACATGGCACAAAGCGGTGCCAAGTTTGCCGGCGTTCCTTTCGACTATGACCTCGACGACTTCCTCGGACTCATCGACATGGCTGATATGGAAGCTATGACCAATGCACTTGTTTCACTTTTGGGAGGTGGCAACGGTCAAAAAAAAGCGAAGGCAAGCCGCTAACGTTTGACCATTGTATGCAGATCGGGTTGGGGCAATTACGCTTCAACCCGTCTGTGTTTTATGACATGACGTTCCAAGAGTTTCTATGGGCGGCGCAAGGCATGAACCTACAAGAGGAAGCCAGGCAACAACAAGAGTGGGAGCGCGCTCGGTGGTCGGCGGCGCTGGCATTAGCACCACACGCCAAGAAAGGACAGAAGGTCAAGCCTCACGATATATGTATCTTCCCATGGGAGAAGAAGCCTAAGAACAAAGGCAACAACAAGCTGCTCAAGAACGCATTGAACAAGTTGAACGATGGCAAAACTTAAAGACCTAAAGGTTACAGTCGGCCTTGAAAAGAAAGGCTTGCGGAAACTTAATGCGGATCTACGCACCACTAAGGCCAACTTTAAAAGGAACTTCGGAGAGATTGCCGGCATGGCGAAGAACGCTGCGCTTGCTATCGGCGCAACGTTGGTTGCTGGTGTTGCTGCCTTGATCAAGAAAGGCGCGGAGATGGAGACGCTGCGCACGGGCTTCATTAGCATCGCCGGAGGTGCGAACAAAGCTGCGGCGATTGTCAAGGAACTGAACGAGTTTACAGCAAAGACACCGTTCCAACTTCAGGAGGTAAGTAGCGCGGCGCGGCAACTGTTGGCTGTAGGTACGCAGCGCAGCGAACTACAGAAACAGTTGAAGATGTTGGGTGACATTGCAGCCAGTAGCGGCAGCAGTATCAACGACATCGCTGCAATCTTTGCCAAAGTCAAGGCCAAAGGCAAAGTAGAACTGGAGAACCTTAACCAGTTGGCCGAACGTGGTATCCCAATTTTTTCAGAACTAAGGAATGTCACAGGTGATGTGAATATGGAATTCGGCGCGGGCGCTGTATCCGTAGAGGAGTTCAATACTGCGTTGGCGAATATGACTGCTGAAGGCGGTTTGGCATCGGGCGCGATGGAGAACCTAAGTAACACAGTGGAAGGTCGCATGACTACGCTGATGGACAACTTAGGATTGGAGATGGCTAGAGCTGCAGAAAAGTCAGGAATGACAGCGGCCTTTAGTGGCATGCTAAAAGAAGCAACCGAGTCACTGCAAGGCATTAGCGGTGTGGCAGGTTCTGATGTGCAGGCTGCTTTAGGTATGGCCGAGGAAGCGATGGAAGGCTTTGGAAATGTCAGCACTCAAACAGCTGACCAGGTCGAAGATCAGATGCACGCGGCGCTGCGGTCCATTAAGGCTTTAATGGATGAACTCAAAGGCAGTGGACAAAAGAACGTTGGACTTGCTTTCTTGGTTGGTGGTAAAGCTGGAGCCGTAGAAAGCATGAAGGAGCAAGCCGGCCAGCTGCAAGCGTTAATGGATGTTTACGAGCAGCTGGGATTGGCAAGCGGTGATTTAAACCAAGCCATTCTAAACAACACCTTAGCGCAACAAAGCAACAACTCAGCGACACAGGCAACCATCGACAATAAGAAGAAAGAGAAGAAAGTAAAAGAAGAGCTTTTAGCAGTAGAGAAGTCGCAACTACTTGTATTGGGTAGTGTTAAGGAGCTGCAAGGCAAAATGGCCAGCGATATATTGGCGGCTGTTCAAGCAAACCACACACTTAAAGGCAGCTACAAAGAAGTAGGCGCGGCAGCTATAACCACGCGCGACAGCATGGTAGTGCTCGGAGAGTTTGCCGGCGCTCAGTTGCCTAACTTAATGGAGCGCGCATTTACAAGCATCGTCAGTGGTGCGGGACAGTTCAAAGATTTTATGCTTGACATGTTGCAGCAGCTGCTTATAAAGCTGGCGGCTATGCTTGCGGCGTTTGCGGCTATGTCGGTGCTGTTTCCAGGCAGTGCAATGGTTAAAGGTGGTCTCGGTAGTTTTATGGGCGGGCAGTTTGGTATACCAGGATTTGCTAAAGGCGGCATGGTCACAGGTCCAACAATGGCTTTGGTTGGTGAAGGTCAAGGCACGAGCATGAGCAACCCGGAGGTTATCGCACCACTGGATAAGCTGCAGCAAATGATGGGCGGCGGAGCTGTTACCGTCACCGGCATGATCCGAGGCAGTGACATATTATTAAGCAACGAGCGCAGCGCGCTGGACCGTAACCGAGTAAGAGGATTCTAATGGCCGTCAGATTCTACGCCGACTTCCAAAATGACACGGGTGTACAATACCGCGTCAACATCTACGACAATGACCACAGCGCCGCGTCGTCAGAGGTGACGATTGCAACGCCGGGATTTTCGCTGTCGTACGAAGGCAACAATCAGGATCAATACCAACCTATCCTACCAAGCAAGGTTGACTTCACTATATACAATGAAGGCGGCGACTTCAACACTTGGCTAAACACTACCGTACCGTCAGCACCGGAGGCGCAGTTTCCTATAGAGATACTCACCGACCCCGACGAAGTAGGTGAAGCGGTGTTCTGGCGTGGCATCCTGCTACCGGAGCAGACGCAACAGATGGATGAGCCATACCCGTCAGCGGTAAACCTAACAGCAGCCGACGACCTCAACCAGCTGAAGGAAACAACGGCCGACAACTTTGCTACCAACACGCAGATTATCGACTACATCTACGAGGCGCTGAAGCTGACGCGGTCGTTTGGTCTGTATGGCAGTAGCGACATATTCATACGTTACGCCAACGACATCGAGCCGACAGGATACACAGCCGGCGACTGGTTGGGTGACGGCGGTATGTACTTGCCTTCTATAGCTGGCACAACACCGACGGAGTACTACAACGCTTTTGAGGTGTTGCGCAGTCTTGCCATTACCTACAACGCGCGAGTGTTTCAGGCTGAAGGCATTTGGCACTTTATACCGCTGAACAAGTACCAGCAGCGCAGCGATGGTGATTCATTCGTTAACGACCTCAAGCAGTACGACGCAAGCGGAGCGGAGGCAACATGGAGCACGCTGGAGCGCGTGAACTGGACGAGCAATATGCTGCTGATTGACGGCACCGGCTTCGATAAGATGGCCGGCAACAGCATAGAGTACAGCAGACCCACGAAGCGAGTAACACGTCAACGCGTGACGCGCGGCAACGAGTTTCTGTTTCAAGAGAACACCGGCTTTACCACGCTTAGTGCATCCACTAATGACATCGAGTTAGCTGATGACGATCGCCTGTACTATGAAGAGAGTACGCACCTGATTACGTTGTTCTACAACATCGATATAGCACCGGTATCATCGGCACCAATCGACCCCGGCAACTTCTTCACCTTGCGTGCTGACTTTACGATAAAGTTTGGAGACCAGTATTTTACAGATACAGGTTGGACGGGTACACCAGGCACTAAGAGCGTGGTGCTTGGTCAATACTACAAGTTCTATGGGTTCGAGGCTATTAGCGAAGCCAGCGTACAAGTGCCGGAGCTAGTAGACGATGAAGTAGGTCTCGACGTAACTCTTAACACTGTCGTCGTCGGTATTGGTGGCAGTGATCAGACCAGTGCATTGGGTACGCACAATGTGCTGTTCATCCTTCGCGTCTTCCCCGGTGATGGGACGCAAGGCACAGGCGACAGTATCACGTTTGCCTCAGAGACTACGCTTGGCAACCAGGTGACACTAGAACAGACCGACGTAATTACAGGCAACGCGGGCATAGACTACGCGACCGGTGGCACGGCGCTACCGTTTTACAGCGGTTCGTTTCACTCCGGCGCTGTCGATATGGATTCATGGGAGAGCAGCCAAAGCGCAGGACCATACACCGTCCACCGTCTCGGCGTGCGTGAGATTATGTACAACACGCAGCTACCGCACCGCATTAGACAAGGCAGCTTCTATCTGCAAAGCGTGCCGATGCTGTGGCCTTACCACTTGGTGCGTGACGATGGTGACGACTGCGTGTTGCATCAAATGACATACAACGCCAACGACAGCGAGGTAGAAACGGAGCGGTTCCAGCTTAACCAGGTAACCACGGACCTTGCGTTTAGGAGTGACCTGATTGGCACCGACAACCCACGCGATCGGTTCATTCCATCAGGTACCACGACAGACATACAGCAGGAACTTAACGACATCATCACCGGTAGCCTGCCGCAGTTTTATGATGTGCAGTTGATACAGCATACCGGTGGCAGCATCTACGAAATCGACTACGACGACAGTAACGGCTTTGTGTACATGAACAAGTACATCGACGGAGCCAACGGCACTGGCAACATCAGACTGCCAAAGGTGGCAGATAACGAAGGCCGGTATTTAAGGTTTAAGAGTGACAGCACCATCAGCGCCACTAAGAACTATCGAGTAACGCTGTACGCTGACGAAATCACAGCCGGCGTAACCATTGACGGCGCAACGTCGTTTGCTATGGACCGCAGTTACGACGGTATTGCCGTGCTGTGCTACGATGGGCAATGGTATGTTATCCAACGGAAAGAGAAATGAAGCTGAAGCACTTTAGGATATCCGAGTTTGACAGCCCCGACGTACCGGGTAGCGGTTCGCACATGTCGCCGAAGTTCCTCAAGATGTTAGACGAGGCGCGCGAGCTGGCCGGCGTACCGTTTAAGATTAACAGTGGCTATAGGACACCGGGAAGAAATGCGGCGGTTAACGGATCAGTCGGCAGCAGCCATCTAATCGGTTGCGCTGCGGACATCAGTTGCCACACCAGTAGCAAGCGGTTTCGCATCGTGGCGGCTTTGGTAGCTGCTGGTTTTACGCGCGTCGGCATTCACTCTTCTTTTATTCACGTCGACCACGACAGCACAAAGACACCGGGCGTGGTGTGGTTATATGCCTGAGCGCATCGGTAGAGCCATAGGCAAGGCAAGCAAGGCAGCGGAAGTAATCGCAGCCAGCAGCGGCAACCGTTTAAAGTGGTCGACTAAGAACACCATGGGCGGCCTGATCGTGTCGACGGCATGCGAACAGGTTGTAGTGCATGGCATAACGTGGCAGTCGATTGCTATGTGTGTGGTAGGAATACTCCCGTTGGCTCTCAGTACATTAGAACCATGGATGACGGGTGGAACTTAATGGCTCTCAATCTTGCATGGTTGGGCTGGGAAATTACGAGGTGGCAGGATGTCATCGACTGGAGTATCAGCGCGGCGGGCGCTCTTAGTCTTGTGGCACTCAATGTGATACGCTTGCGCAAGGTGCTGCGTGAACAACGAGACGTTGATAAGCCGGGGAAATAATTTAATTCCCCAAGCCAAAGTTGGGCTTACTTGCAGCCACACAATTAAACCCAACAACATGCCCACAGATAACATCTTTGATTTTCTGCAGCAGTCAAGCAGCAGCACCAGCGATTACGTCAAGTTCAACGATGGCGACAAGAAGTCGTTTCGCATTTTAGCCAAGCCCGTTACCGGTTACGTTCTCTTTGTAGATGGCAAGCCG